GTATCATCATCAGATAGAACATTTGGAACACCATCGCCTGTATCACCTTTGAGAATCTTTTCTTGTAGGTTAAGACGTGGATTGTCGTCAACTACAAACTTCTTCATCATAGGTGAGAACTGTTTGACATTATCATATCGCTGAAGCTGTTTGAAGTCACCGTCAGATGATACGATCATGACATCTTCATAGTTGCCGAAATCTTGTGTACGTTCCACAAGAGTACCGATAACATCGTCTGCTTCACAACCATCTAGATGAATAACTTTATAAGGAAAGTTTTCCTTGATCTCATCTTTGATTGTATGCATGATACGAAATGCTTCTGCCCAATCAAAGGTAGATTCATCACGGCCTTTACGACGATTAGCCTTGTACTGTGGAAAATAACCTCTACGCCAGTTATTCATACCGTCACAGGCCAATACCATATCACCGTATTTCTCTTTGAATTTCTGATTGTACATACGAAGAGAGTTAAGAGTCATATGACGAATCATACCCTCATCGTTTTGTTTATTGATAAGAATTGTGGCAAGACATATGCCAGAGAAATCAACTAAAATCATTATCTAACCTCTGTAATATATTCTTCAGGAAAATCATAGTCACTGCAAAATTGTATTAGACTTGCAAATGGACCGAAGAATTCGTAGATCGGGTTGCCGCCACCTGGTCCACATTCGCTCACAAGTTTAATTGAGATACCGTATTTTTTGGTATCGCGAAGAAGTTCGATGTATGGACAATCTGATGCAATGTCAAGTTCAATAGAAAACATAGTGTGTACTCCTCAATTGTTAGATATATTATACACTATTTTTTCATAAATGTACACTACTTTTTTAGTCTCACGTTCACTAATTTTACTCTATGTTTTTTACATACCACAGGTTCTCTATGATATGTAAAATAGCGATCGATAATTTCAATCCACTTTTCTTCTGTGACTCTATTTAGATACACATCGTATTTGCCATCATGATAGTCATAATATTTGGATGCGTAATTTGGATCTTTTAAAAGCTCCATTGTTTCTGTCTGATGATCAGATAGATCAATATGAATATGACCGACACTGTCATGTTTTATTTTCTTAATTAAACTTTCAAAGAAAATCTCATGATCATCATAATTGACATGTGCTAGGACAGAAGTACAATCCCATTCGTCAAACAGTGGAACGTTATTCCATTTCTCACATATATTTTTTTGGATAAAGCAATCTATCCAATTACTTTCCTTAATTTTTTGTAAGTCTTCATCAGAATAGTATTTGGGATCGCATGACCAAATTTTCCATTTTTCATCAGATAGCCATTTTTCGTTTAATTTGCGAAATCGAGTATCTTTATAATGTTCTATTTTTAGATCAAAATGATATTGGCCTAATCCTATAAAGAGAAAATGTTTCATTTTTTTATATGTTTCGCGTGAATTTTGCAACCGATAAACTCATTGTAATACTCATCAGAAAGCAAGACATCATACTGAAACTGTAGTTTAGCTTCATAGTATGACATCTCGCCTTTTGTCTCACAGAGTCTGAGGATTTCTCGATGATAGTTATTTTGGCCTTTTTCTTCTACTAGAAGTTGGACCTCTTTGCTGCTGCCAAAATAGTCTCTCCAATCAGATTCGACACGAGTTCTAATTCTACGTTTTCGTGTCTTCGTCTTTGGTAGAATCTTTGGTTTCCAAAAGTTCTTCTTACCAATGTATTTCTTACCTGTATCATTTTCTGTAATACAGTAAACAAACCCTTGGTAATCTTCAGGTGTTTCATCATATTCTTTATCTTCATAATACCACATAAGGGTATTTATTCGTCGTCAAAATCAACAGATCGCTTTTCAACTTCAGGTCGTCTGCCACACATAGGACAGAATTCTGGTTCATCATAAGAGAAAACGTGTGTTACGTTTTCACATTCTTCACATTCGACTATATATTCATCCATTCTCGATCCTTTTGAGGATTTCTCTTTTACGATCATCGGTTGCATAGAACCACTCGCGAATTTCGTCTTGAGTCCTATTGCAACCGATGCATATACCTTTATCTATCATGCATATCTTGAGGCATGGTGAAGGAACATTAGAAGTCGATTTCACAAGCACCACCAGCACATGCTGCAGCACCAAGTGTATCAACGTCAGTATATTTCTTCTCTGTTAGATCTTCCATCCAATCAACTTGTTTTAAGTTAGCTTGAATCTTATTCCATTTATGAAGAAGATACGCATCTTTTAAACAATATTCTGCTTTCTTAATATCACCTTTGAGATAATTTTCAGCAAAATTATTGAATCTACGAACCCAATCTTGTCTTGCAGAATTTTCTGCAGACTCAAGAGAGATGTCCATACCATAACCTTGTGCAGTCGAGCAAGCATCCCATAGATTAGGAAATACTTTCAATGCATCAACGACGAGACCAGACGCAAAGATAGATGCAGTATCATATTTCTTGACCATTGTCTTAGCATCAATCACAGCAGTGTTTGGTGCCTGATTAAAGTCTTTATCACCCATCATTGAGAGGAATGAGATGCCAGCGAATGAATGTCTATTTTCAAAGACATACTTTTCTACTTCATCCCAATCATCTACAAGAATAGTATTAGATACGTTATGACGAATACCCTTGTCTGCACAGAGTTCTTCATTTGTACCAGAATTAACCCAATGCTTTTGTGCTTTCTTTACTAACTCAAGATGTTTTACGCCAATCAGATCATCCTTAAAGATCGATCCTTCTTTCGGAATAATTGGGAATGATACGACTACATCTGTACCACCTGCTGACCATACAGAATCTTCGACCATATATGGATTTGATTTAATAATAGCCTGAGTAATTTCAGACTCTTTATTCATCTGCACATTTCTGATGTACAGATCTGAGTGCTCTGCATGGATTCCAGAAGCGGTTTGTAAAAGAACCGATGCATTGCCGCTTGGCTTAACGCAAGTAGTACGAGCAGCGGGATTAATACCAATAATGGATGATACCTTTTTGTTAACTTCTCTAACAATCTTTGCTCCTTTTTCGAGGATCTTTTCATTGAATAGAATGTCTGGGTTGTTCATCCACCCTGTAATTGAGACTCCAAGTAATGCCTCACGATCAAAGATCTTCTTCGATGTGTCTGATAAGAACTTAAAGTCTGTGTACCCAGCTTGTAGGGTACCGAGGATAGACGCTGCGCGGCATGCCTTATAGAAGTCTTCCTCGGTATTGCACATGCCTCCGTTGATTTCAGTTAGATTACAACCCTGCCAACCAGACTTATTACCTAACTTAGGGAACATACCAATCTCAACGCATGGATTAGTTGTATGTTCTGTTGATTCAACGAAGACAAATCCTGGTTCACCGAACTGTTTGACAGATTCCATGATCTTGCCGAACTGTTCAGGAGTTGTCTTATCACGTACAATAACTGCTGAGTTATTTGAACGTGCTCTTTGTGGATTTTCTACGAACCAATTGCCAGTTTTAGCATTCATCATTTCTTCATCATCAGGTGAGAAGAGACAAATAGTTGCAGAGCGACGGACACCACCTGATAGAACTGCATCTGCGGCATGCATAGCAATATCATATACATCGATAGGTCTGATTTTTACTGGCTCTTTTTGGTCGAGTACAATACCTTGGAGTAGGTGTTCGATTTTATCGAGTGAACGACGTAAACCTTCTGGTCCTGGTGCTTTAAATCCTCCAGAAATCTTAGCACCCTTTGGACGAATTTGCGATAGGTCAAAGAAAACTCTACGACCTTCATAGTCTGGATGCTTACCACCACCTACGAAGTAAGATGACATCAATACATCCAGTGCAGAAGCCCAACCTTCAATTGAGTCTTCTACGATATAACCTTTTGCTTGCTTAGTGCGAGCTTGTAATTTTGGTAATTTTTTAATGTGATGTTTCTGTACAGAAAAACCTGCACCTGCACCACAGAGTAAAATATAGAATAGCTCACCAAAGAAATCGGGTCGGTCAGCATAAGATGACGTACAGTTATACATACGCATCTGATGTTTCATCAGCTGTTCACCACCAAATTGTAAAGCACGTTGAGCACCGAGGACTCTTTGTTCTTTATAGGCTTGTCTAGCTTCTTCGAAATATTCTTGTAATTCGTTATTCTTTGATTTGTAATTATTCTCGTGCATTTCAATTACACGATCGACAGCCTCATCCCAAGTTTCGTATCTTCCTTGCTCTTCGATATATCTTGAATAGCCTTCATAGAACTTGGTTTCGGACAAAAACTTCCTTGTGTCAACAGCTGCTGTTGCCATCCTACTACCTCTTTAGATTGAATTTTTAACTTTGATTGTAGTATTATATATCATTTGGATGTTTTTGTAAACAAGAAAATGAATAATAATAGTTCACGGGCGCATAAAATATTTTCCCATAATTACAATTTAAAAATATTTTTTCATCATTTCAAGCTGATCGTCATAGTCTGCAATCTGCTTCATTTCAATCTCAATCGCTTCCATAATATCAGAGTGCTCGCCAATACCTGCTGGATTGGCGAGATACACCTCTACGTTTGCTACGTGT